ACACAAGAGTGGATTGATGATCAGGAGAAGATGATATGCCATTTAAATCAGAGGCTCAACGAGCGTGGATGTACAGCCATGATCCGGAAATGGCGAAAAAGTGGGAAGCTCACACTCCTAAAAACAAGAAGTTACCTAAAAAATTGGGCGTCAAAAAAAATACGGCCAAAAAAGGCGTAAGAAATGTGGCAAAAAGCAAAACACATACAATCTCCAAAGGAAGAAATCGTTTAGGAAATTGATTTTGCACTCTTAAAAAGTGAGCCTTTATGAGGTTAGATTTTAACAAAGGTTACTAATATGAAAAAGATGCCTTCTATGCAACGTTATAAGGGATTAACTGCGGCTCAAATGAAAGAGCACATGAAGGAAGAGAGAAAAGTCCTGAAGAAAAAAGGAGGCAAGCCCGTCTCTGAGACTGCCATTAAGCATTTAAAAGAGGATGTGAAAGGCTACTCCAAACAACGAAAACATCTAAAAAAAGAGATGAAAGAAGACAAAGATCTCATAAGAGTCTTAAAAGGAGAAAAAAATGGCGGAAAGAAAAAGAAAGTCGTCAAGAAAAAAGGGTGCTGCAAAGGGTGTAAAAAGGGTAAAAATTGCGAAGGGTCTCAAGGTAAAACCGGAAAAAAAAGAGCAAATATAAAAAGCGAAAGGGCGGCAGCAACGTCGGCGAGTACAAAAAGGTAAGTAAAAAAGAATTTTGTGGCCCGAGCGGGGGAGCACCTAAAGGGAGCTATCCTGTTAACACTGCTAAAAGGTGTCGAGCGGCTCTTTCTTATGCTCACAATGCTCCTAATCCTCAAGGAATTAAAGAGTGTGTTAGGAAAAAGTGTAAAGGCATAGTAAAAACTAAGACCAAAAAGAAGTAAAAGGTAGACCTATGGTGGCAAAAAAGCATCAAAACCCTAAAGGGGGTCTTAACAAAAAAGGTCGTCAATATTTTAAGAAAAAAACGGGAGCTAACCTCAAGGCTCCTGTTTCTAAAGCAGAAGCTAAAAAAAGCCCTAAGAAAGCGAAAAGAAGAAAATCATTTTGTGCTCGGATGAAGGGCATGAAAAAGAAAAGAACCTCTGCTAAAACGGCTTCAGATCCTAATAGTCGTATTAATAAAGCGTTAAGAATCTGGGATTGTTAATGAGATACGAATGTCCTTCATGCAAGATGCAGTGGAAAGATGATGTAGAACCGCAAGAGAGGCTATCTCATCCCTTATGCGTCTTTTGCTCTTCCAAACATACCCAAAAAGAATTACTCAACTGGCAGATGGATCATTTAGAAACGATTGACCCGAAGCATTTTCCTCTTGTAATAAGACATTTTTATCGTTATGTTGAACATACAGTAAAAAGTTTAGATGACAAGCTCTATGACCAAGCCCAACAAAGTCGACAGTATAGCCAAGGAAAACATCGGGAAGATAGCCCTTCAGAAGCAGACAGAAGGGACAATGGACACGACGGCGACGGAACTCCAGCGAGAAATACATAAAGGGACCAATTCAAAACGATCTTATGAAGAGGAATTTTGGGAATGCTTTGAGCAGGGAATGCAAAAGTATCCCGAATCTAAAATCTTGGTAATTAATGTTTATCGCAAAAAAGAAAGAGCTCTACAAAACATCGTGAGACAGCTATTTCGAGCTAGTCGTTATGTGGGAACTCCTCAGTATGATCATACGCTTTATTTAGTGAGAGTGGCCGATAGAAAAGTAGTGCATGTTTGGTCTATTCCGGATAATGCGACCTGTATATGGCTTCCCCTAAGAGAAAATGATGTCCCTGAAGATCAGCTTGAGTTAATCCAAACTATTAAATCTTTTCAGTCGGGAGCATTAGATTGCGAAGCCGATAAACTTAATCAGAAAATAGTAGAGTTCAATAAAACAGGTATGATGGGCAAGAATCTGTTTGCGAAAAAATAAAAGATCTCAATCAGTAAAATTTGTTGTAAATAAAATATAGGTATATTAAAACCTTTATTAGGTACTTAAACGAATGCCTACGTCACAGGCAGTACCCGAAACCAGACGTATTAGCGTTAACGTCAGACGCACAGGAGATTAAATGGCAGAAGAACCTGCGAACGTAGCCGAAGAAATTCAGCAAGAGGAAGTCGTTCAACCTCAAGAGCACAATGCTCATGAAAGCCAATCTCCGGAGGTCGAAGCGAAGGAAGAGAAGCCTCATTACTCTAAAGATGAAAACTTCACCCGACTTCGTGAGACGAAAGAACAGCTTGAGAGAGAGAATCGAGAGCTTAAAGAGTGGATGACGAAGCAATATCAGCAGGCCAACTCTAGGCAGGCTTCCCAAGAGCCCGAAGATGACTTAGGGATTGACGATGATGATATTGTGGAAGGAAAGTATGTAAAGCAGATTAACAAAAAGCTTAACGCTAAGATTAACGCTTTAGAAAAGCGCTATGAGCAAGAGAAAGCTGCGAGCATTCCTGAGCGTCTGCAATCTAAGTTCGCTGACTTCGATCAAGTTGTTACCCAAGAAAACGTAGAGAAACTAAAACAGTCTGAGCCAGAGCTGTATGCTTCTATTACCTCAGGAAAAGATCTCTATGCAAAGGGTGTTGCGGCTTATAAAACGTTAAAAGCGTTGGGGATTGCCAAGGTGGATGAATTTAAGGAACAAAAAGCCCAGGTTCAGCAAAACCATTCCAAGCCTATGTCTGCGCAAGCAATCAAAGGTCAAGGAGCCCTCTCTGATGCGAACATCTTTGCTAAGGGCCTTACTCCCGAGTTAAAGAAGCAACTCCAACAAGAAATGTCGGAGGCAGCGAAAGCTCGGTAATAACGAGGCTATCGCATGACAACAACCACAAGCGTGTTACCGGCACCGGTGCAACAGTCGTTTAGTTATAAACTTCTGTCAGTACCAGTCCCTAACATGATTCACAACATTCCTGCGATGCTCAAGCAAATGCCACGTAATGGTGGTACTACCTTGAGAATGCGTAGGTACAATCCTCTAGCGACAGCAACTGTTCCTCTTGGCAATTCTGGTGTAACACCTCCACCTCAACAACTCACTGCGGTCAACATTGACGCAGAGATTGACTTTTATGGAACTTACATCATTTTGAACGAGCAGGTAACGTTGCAAAACCAAGACCCTGTGCTTAATGAAGCAGCACAACGACTTGGTGTATCTCTAAGGCAGACAGAAGATGAACTTACAAGAAACATGTTGGCATCAACTGCTTCTTTCATCAACTGTACTGGGGGTACAAACGGGGATAACCCAACAGAAATCACAAGAAGCGACGTTGACGAAGTCATTAGAACTCTTGCTGACAACAATGCTTACACCATTGCAGATAACATTGAAGGAGAAGATCGATTCGGTACAGCACCGGTTCGTGATGCGTACTTCGCACTGGGTTCTACTCAGCTTATCGGCGATTTGGAGAACGTGCAAGGCTTTATCGCTAAAGCTCAGTACCCTTCTCCAATGCATGCTTTACGTGAAGAGTGGGGTTCAGTATCTAACCTTAGATTCTTGATCTCCTCAATTGGATCTGTCTCTGCTGCAGCATCTAACCTAGGCGCTAATGTTTACAACATTTTCTGCGTAGGTATGGAAGCATATGCTGTTGTAGAGCAGGATGGATATAGTGCACAGTTTATCTATAGACCACCAATCTATGATGGACCATTAGCACTAAACGCATCTGTGGGATACAAATTCGCACAGGTACCAAGAATAACAAACGATGCTTGGGTTATCAACCTACGCGCAACTCTAGCTTAAGGAGGCTTAAATGGAAGGAACAATCATCCAACAAGGCCGCTTTACATCAACTGGGGAAGCGGTAGAACTTCAAATCAGATCCGACGTGGATTGGATGGAAGTATATAACCTTACACAATGGTCTACTCAACAGACACCAGGACGCGGGATCAAGTTTTTTTGGCAACGTGGTCTATCTTCGGGTGAAGGTTTTGAGTATACAAAAGCAGACGGCGGCGATGCTCTACAAGCGGAATTTGCTTCATCGGGAGCATTTACTCTTTTAGATACAAGCGGAAGTCCACTGGACACACTAAACGCCACAGTAACAGCAATCTCAACAGCAAGTCCTCCTGTAGTATCAAACTCAGGCACAAATGGCTTGTCTGCAGGCGATGTAGTTAGAATCACTAACGTTTCTGGCGCACAGCAGCTTGGTGGAATTGACTTTACGGTCGGAAACAATACTCTAACTAGTGGTACATTTAGCTTAGACTACATGGCCCAGTTAGGGGGTGCTGGAACAACAGGTTCTTGGAGAAAGATTAAATGGCAACCTCAGTTCTATCCTCGTCATAGATACATTAGTGCAATTACACAAGCATCGTC